GGGCAATGGTATGACGACAGTGCAAAGTATGAATGGCGTGATCGCGCAACCGCGTGGGATATTGACAACCTACTCGGACAGGGTGAGCGGGCCGCAACCTTGTACATGGGTGTTGTCGAAAAATACATCGAACGTCTGTATTCATTCTTAGATCAGACAAGTGTAGAGCCTGATGACTTTGATAGTGTTACCAAATCAATCGAACTCCTCCACAAGCTCCTACCGGGCGAAACCATCGGCGCCATTATTGCCGCTAACGAACAGCGCCGCACCACAGGCGATGGGTGAGAGCGTACCTACACCTCTGGAATGGGCGCGCAACCAGGCAATGCTTGTGCATCCCGTGCGCGGCCTGATACCTTTCGAGCCATACGACTATCAGGCGGCATACCTGGAAGCTTATGAGGAACCGCGCCGGTTCGTACTCAAGGCGCGTCAGATCGGTTTCTCTCAGGTGTTCGCAATCGAGGCGCTGTACACTGCTATCCACGACGCGCAAAGCACGGTGCTCCTGGTGAGCCGTAATCAGGCGCTCGCCGTCAACATGTTGCGCTATTGCTTTGTGGCCTATCACAACCTGAGGAACCCGCCTGCACTCCGCAAGCGGAACCAGAGTGAAATGGAGTTCGCGAATGGCAGCCGCATCCTCTCGCTACCTGCCAATCCATCGGCGGGGCGTGGCTACGCTGCCAACATCGTCTACCTTGACGAATTCGCCTATGCCGCGTATGACGAGGAGATATACCAATCCATCAGCCCGGCACTAGCCCAGGGCGGGCGCCTGGTGGTCGGTAGCACGCCGAACGGGCGCGGCAACCTGTTTAGCGAGTTGTATGGGCAGCAGAGCGGCTTTCATTACTTTGTGCATCCCTGGCACCATTGCCCACGCTACTACACGCCAGAAGAGCAGGCGGCAGACGTACCGCACGAGCAGGCCGCGTGGTACCTTGAGGAGCGCCCGAAGTACACCTCTCAGCAATGGGCGGCAGAATTCGAATGCGATTTCGTCATGTCCGGGCTGGCAGTGTTCAACGAAGAGGGCATCGTCAATGCCACGCACGGCGCCGTGGGCGAGCAGCCATTTTACTCTGGCGGTCTGTACCTGTTGAGTGTAGACGTGGGGCGTAGGCAGGATGCTACCGTGATCAACGTGTTCGACGTGTCAGTACAGCCCGTTCAGCGCGTCTACCACGAACGCCTGGAGCGTCTGCCGTATCCGGTCATACAGCAGCATATAGAGCAGGCATGGAACCACTATCCTGGAAAACTCGTGATTGAAAGCAATGGCATCGGCGATCCGCTGATTGAAAATCTTGCCGTGCCCGCTGAGCCGTTTGTCACGAGTAGCAAGAGCAAGGTGCAGGCCATCCAGGCGTTGCAATTGTTGCTTGAGCAGGGTACACTCAAGGCAGACTGGACAGAACAGGAGCGGCGAGAGTTGTTGGGGTACCAATGGGATGATCGCAACCTGGTGCAGGACTGCGTGATGAGTTTGGCAATAGGTGCGTATCATCTCACAGCCGCGCCGCACGAGACGCATGTCATCAGGTACGCCGATGACATTCCAGGGATATCGGGGTGGTAGACTTATGAGCACGCTTGTATTGCCGAATGGCATGCCGTATCAAACACAACCGCAGCCAACGAATGAGGTCGCGTACTTCGAGGCGCTCGCGTCGCTTCTGGAGAGCCGCATTGGTGAGCTTGAGCTTGAGTTGTACGGCCCTGATGCGCGATGGGAACAACTGCACGGCGGCGGCGATCAATTCACACGGCAATCTATCCAGGAAGTGGCGAACCTTGCTGAGGTGATGTATCTGAAAAATCCGCTCATTCAGCGGGGCATCAACATTAAAACCTTCTACACCTTCGGCCAGGGCGTGCAGGTGAGTGCGCCAAATCCTGAAATTAACGACGTTGTTCAATCGTTTTGGGATGATGAGCGAAACCAGGCCGAACTCACCCGAACACAGGCGATGATGGGCAAGGATGTTGATCTGCAAGTGTCGGGCAACCTCTTCTTTGTGCTCTTCACGAACCAGCGCAGCGGGCGCGTCCGCGTGCGGAGTGTGCCGCTTGTTGAAATCCAGGAAATCGTGTGCAACCCCGACGACGCGAAAGAACCGTGGTACTACCTGCGTCGCTGGACGCAAACAGGCATGCAAGGCGGCTACCGCGCCGCATACTATCCTGACTGGCGATACACGCCGCGTCAAAAGCCCGATGCTCACAATGGCATCGCTATCGAATGGGACGCGCCGATCTATCACGTCAAAGTGGGCGGCATGTCATGGTGGCAGTTCGGACTGTCAACGGTGTATGCCCAGATGGATTGGGCAAAAGCGTACAAGGTATTCCTGGAGAGTATCCACAGTTACACGCAAGCCGTCAGCCGCATTGCTGTCAAGGTCACGACGGGCGGCGGTGCGGGCGGCGTTGCGAAGGCGAAGAGTAAATTAGCCTCTACCATTAGCAGCCATGATCGGCGCGAAACCAACCCGGCAACCGCAACCGGCAGCGCGTTCATTCGAGCGAACAATGACGCCGATTACGAGCCGCTGAACATTCGCGGGCTGTCAGTTGCGCCGGAGGATGGGCGCCGTTTCCTCCTGATGGTCGCGGCAGCAGCGGGTATTCCTGAGGTGTTCTATGGTGACGCCGATGTCGGCAACCACGCCACAGCGAAGAGCCTGGATCGTCCGACTGAACTGATGATGCGCAACCGGCAGGAGATGTGGCGCAACGTGCTGCAAGACATCCTCGGCTACGTCGTCAAAAACGCAGCGATGGCACCACGCGGCCCGCTTGCGGGCATGGCAGATGTGGAGCGGGAGCCAGACGAAGCAGATCCAGGGCAAGACACCATCACCCTGGATTGGGAAACGAACCCCGAAACGGGCGAGCCATACGACAGCAGCATCGTGATTGATTTCCCAGAGATCATCAACATCGATGTAAAAGAGCGTGTTGAGGCGATCACGACGGCGTATCAATCGCAGACGGTGAGCGCCCGCACGGTGGCGCGTCTGCTCCTCGTTGCGCTCGGTGTTGAGGATGTGGATAAAGAACTTGACGCGATGTATCCCGACGATTGGCAGCCCGGCGACTTCGGCGATGGCACACCGCCGGATATGGAAGAGGTAGCGCGACGAATAGTAGAAGCGGTGCGGGAGGGGAATGTATAATGTACGAAAGCCTGGATACATTTGAGATAACGCATATCACGATAGATGGTTACACTATTCCGGCTACAGGCCAGATGTGTTTTATACAAGATTGGGGTTTGTACAATGCCCCAGGCGGTATCCGTCTGTCGGCAGGCAATGCGCTCATTGCGAGTATCGAATTTCGCATTGTGAAAGAACAGGCAAAAGAAGATGGAATGGATTAGCATACATGACGCCTTGCCAGAACCGGGTGAAACCGTTTTGGCCTGGTGTGTTGACAGTTTTCATGCAGGGTGCAACCTGGCGCGTTATGTGTGGAGAGGGCAATATGGGCAAGAGCGCGTTTGGGTTGGGCTGTCTTTCATAGCTGATAGCAACGGCTATGCAATGTCTGACATACCTGTCTCGCACTGGCGTCGTTTGCCGGATCCACCAGGACGGGAACCTTCCACATGACTACCGTTGAACGCATTGCCGAGGCACTTGGCACGAACGAGCGTGATCGGCGCCTACGTCCGATAGAGCGCCGCCTGTCGCGAGCGATGGCTGATGTGTTCAAACGCCAATCGAATACATTTTTGCGAGAGTTGCGAAAACTGCGAGACGCGTTCCCTGCGCCGCTTCAGGAGAGTGTACCAGAAAACATCTGGGTTACTGCCTGGCTCGACACCGTGCGCCTGACACAGCAGGCCATGACGGCTCCGATAGAAGCCGCGGCGCGGGCGTCCTGGATTGTTGGCAATGAAGACATTCAGCGGGAGGCAGGCCTACGCATCGCCTTCGACATTGACAATCCGGAGGCTGTGCAGTTCTTGCGCGACTACGGGGCGCAACGCGTCACGATGATCAACGATACGACGCGAGACTACATCCGAACGTTGATGGTCGAAGGAATGGAGCAGGGCACGTCGTATACCGAGATGGCACGCCAGTTGCGCGCTCGCTTTGTCGAGTTCAGCGCGCCAATGCCGCAGCGACACCTACGTAATCGCGCCGAACTGGTCGCCGTAACCGAAACCGCGAACGCATACGGTACCGCACAACGACAGGCAGCCGAGCGCATTCAGCGGGAGGGCATCCGTATGCAGCATCGCTGGATTACGACTGGCGATGATCGGGTAAGCGATGGGTGTAGGCAAAACGCAGCGGTGGGTTGGATACCGATGGCGCAAGCATTCCCCTCTGGCGACTATCACGAGCCGAGATTTCCCGGTTGTCGCTGCGCCGTGCAACACAGGAGGGCACGCGATGAGTGATCAACAGAAGATCCGCGAAGCACTACTCAAGCTGCACCCGCCGCTTGTGGAATGTGCGCAACTCCTACCCACGTCTGAACAGCGCATTCGCCCGCAAGTTATATCGCTGGCGGTACTCATCGAACGGCGTTATGACCTGCCCCGTACACTGCTCACAAGGCGCGAACGGCGCGACGGCGAGATTGAGGGCTGTATTAGTAGGTACTAAGTAGTAGGATTGGGGTGTAGCAATGGATTGGGCAACATGGGTAGAGGCGATGGAGAAAGAGCGTATGCGGAAGGATGACAGGTTTCGTGCGCGCTCTTTAGAAATGAACCTGAGTGCCAATATCATGACGGGGA